CGTCAGTATTTTGCGAATAGTAATAGTTGTAATGGGACTACTATGCAGTTATCGCCTTTTTACATGGGTAATGACACTGTACCGTATGAACATTCTTCGTATGTTAGGAGTAATAACTGGGGATTACAATTAAATTTTTCTGTCCCGTTAGACGGAAGTATGGTCGAGATATGTAAAAGCATAGCTCGTAAACATGAGCAAAAGATGAGACTTGATTATGAACTTGTCAGAGCATTGAAATGCACTGAGATTATGAAGTCTGGTTTTACCTTTCGCCCCGGCTCTCGCGTAGAAGTTATATGTCATGACGTTGTACCTATAGTATCTTTAGAATAAATGGCTAAGAAAAAGGCAACAGAAGATCAATTTAATGAGTTGCACAACCTAGTCACTGACGAGTTTCTTCGCCGTATTAAAGCTGGTGAGGCAACTGCTCAGGACTTGAAAGCAGCCTGTGATTGGCTGCATAAAAATGACATCAGTGGTGTTGCTTACGAAGGTAACCCACTAGATAAGTTGGCAAATGTTTTGCCGAATGTTGACCCTGAACTAGTGCAAACAAGACTTTATGGAAAAAGGTAAGACATCAACGTATTACGCCAACAACCCTGATGCTGCTGCTAAGCATCGAGCGTATCAACGTAAGCTCAATAAAAAACCAGAACAAATCAAGTATCGGTCCAAACTAAATAATGCACGACGTAAACGAGGTATTTACGGCAAAGGAGGTGGTGACTTGTCACATTCACCTTCTGGTCAACTACGGATTCAAAAACCTAGTACAAACCGTGCTGCTAATGGACATGGAAACAATTCACGATACGCATGACCTTGTTACTGCCTTCACCTGAACACTACCTACACAATCTAATTACCATGAACAGTTCTATGTCTAAGAAGCTTTGGCGAAAAGCACTTAAAGAACACTTTGACTGTACATGTGTCTATTGCGGAAAATCTTATGAACTATCTCAACTTACTCTCGATCATGTTATTCCTCGTTCTTCTGGAGGAGAAACTATTGTCTCGAACATCGTACCCGCTTGTGAAAGGTGTAATCAAAAAAAGGCAAGTAAAGAATGGCGCTCATTTATGAGAGCTGCCTTTGGTTATCAAAAACTAAGAGAACACATTATTTGTAAACATACTAATGGCATTTAATCCCGGTTTAAATAAAATCCCATCCCTTGGTTCTGGTCCTACAAATGCACGTCATCTTGGACCTGCAATGAACAAGAAAGTGCAAGGGGCAAAATCCATGTCTCCAGAAATGCGGAAATGGGTTGAAGCTAATAGAAGTAAACTAAAAGACCCAACTGATGCACAAAAGGCATTATTTAAGAAATATGATGCTTTAAAGAAAGCAGGTAACCTACCTAGTCTTTCAGGTGTTAAATCCAAACCTGCTGAGGTAGCTAAGAAGCTTACAAAGAAAGCTAAAACAACTCCTCCTAAAGCTAAGACGTCACCTACAAAACCAACTGAACGAAAATTAGAGACAAGAGGCAAAACAAATGCCACGATGCCTTCTAATCCCGCTGGTCAACGTCAACAACGTGCAGGTTCTGCTACTAGGGGTGGTGCGATGCCTTCTAATCCCGCTGGTCAACGTCAACGCACAGAAGGTAAACCTACTAGGGGTGCAAACGTACCTGATAACCCAAAACTAAAAACAGCAAGGGACATCGTAAATAAGCATAAAGGTGGTCAGCGTTCAAAAAGTAACAGAAAGCCTAATAGCACGGTAGCTAACATTATCGAACGTTTTAGTAAAGGTACCAAACGTGCTGCTCAAAAAACTTACGACACCCTTATTGATTATCGCCGTAAAAAAGGCAATAAGAAATAGTTAACTGTTCCACTTAAGTAAATATATCGCCGCTCCACTGGGGCGGCTTTTTTATTAAATGTCGCGTGAAGAATCTTCACGTAGTAACCCTGCTCCATTTCCAACTACAAAAGAAGGACAAGAAGCTGCTAAAGCTTATTTCCGTGAAAACAAAGGAAAAGGAAAAACTCAATATTTTATTAAGCCTGATGGTTCTATTCATTCTATCGATAACAAAGGGGGAGGAACAGAAAGCTTTTATAATTACCATACAAGGTTAAAAAATAATTCCGCTTATCGCGCACGAAGACTTGGTGCAACTCCTTCCAAGGCTGATTACATTAGAAATCACGGTGAGAAATTAGGTGTCGATTTATTCGATGCCGAGCAGGAAAAACTACGTTCTGTTTACGACCCTAAAAACTATGACCCAAAAATTCATGATGTAGACCACCAAAATCCTCTAAAACGAGGTGGTATTCATCATTCTAATAATTTAATTCCACTAGACAGTTCAATTAACCGCAGTAAAGGGGCTACGCCGCTTGATAAAGTTTCAAAAGCTGCTTTGCTTTTAGCGGACAATATAGATGACCAAATTACACTACAAGGTCCACTACCGACCCCAGAAATGAGGCAACAAATTGCCTTAAAAAGTGTAAGTCGCATGTCAAAGGCTGGTAAGCTTATGTCTTCTATAGACAAATTTGGTAAGGTTGCGGCTGCTGCTGGTGTTGTACTTACCATTGCCGACGGTTTAAGTAACGGTGCTAGTGCAGGTGAAATTGCCAACAAGGCTGGTGGTCAAATCTTTGATTTTATCAACCCCATTGACAATGGAGCACTAAACGGTAATTCACTACAACATGAATTAGCTAAATCTGAACAATATACCAATGGTAACCGTCCTAAGGATCCGTTTTCTAATGGTGTTGTCAATGGCCTTGCAAGCATGGCAGGTAATCAACTCAAATACATAGGTAACTCATTTGCTAACGGTAAAATCCCCTACAACGGCGATTAACTTGCACTTAGGTAAGAATATACATGACCAACGTTTTACAGGCCTTACAGGCCGATTTTAAGCTGTTTCTGCAGGCTTTATGGGTTCAGCTAGACCTACCCTCCCCAACCCGCGCACAATATGCAATCGCAGACTATCTTCAAAATGGACCTAAACGTCTTCAGATACAAGCTTTCCGTGGAGTTGGAAAATCATGGATTACTGGAGCCTTTGTTCTGTGGACACTTTTCAATAACGCTGAAAAGAAAATAATGATCATTTCGGCATCTAAAGAACGTGCCGATAACATGTCCATCTTCCTACAAAAACTAATTATTGAAACACCATGGCTTTCTCATTTACGTCCGAAGTCCGACGATGCAAGGTGGTCAAGGATAAGCTTCGATGTGAACTGCTCACCCCACCAGGCTCCGTCCGTAAAGTCGGTCGGCATCACTGGACAGCTAACCGGAAGCCGCGCCGATTTAATGATTCTCGACGACATTGAAGTTCCTGGTAACTCAATGACCGAGTTGATGCGAGAAAAACTATTACAACTTTGTACTGAAGCGGAGTCCATCCTTACACCCAAGGATGACTCTCGCATTATGTACCTCGGTACTCCACAGACAACCTTTACTGTTTACAGAAAGCTTGCCGAACGTAACTACAGGCCTTTTGTTTGGCCTGCACGTATCCCTAGATCTCTGGCTAACTACGAAGGCCTTATCGCTCCTCAACTACAAGCTGATATTGACAATGGTGCCAAATCTTGGGATGTAACAGATCCAGATCGTTTTGATGATGATGACTTACTTGAACGTGAAGCGTCTATGGGACGAAGCAACTTCATGCTTCAGTTCCAACTTGACACAACTCTCTCCGACTCAGAAAAGTTCCCACTTAAATGTTCTGACCTCGTTGTTACTTCAGTCAACCCTACTACTGCTCCTGATTCCGTCGTCTGGTGCTCAGACCCAAAGAACGTTATCAAAGACCTCCCTACTGTCGGCTTACCTGGAGACTATTTCTATAGTCCAATGCAACTCCAAGGAGAATGGTTACCTTACACCGAAACAATCTGCTCAGTTGACCCGTCGGGTCGTGGCTCAGATGAAACAGCAGCAGCTTATATCTCACAACGCAACGGTTTTTTGTACGTGCACGAAATGCGAGCTTACCGAGATGGATACAGTGACAACACACTTCTGGATATACTAAGAGGTTGTAAAAAATATAACGTTACTAAACTTGTAATTGAAACTAACTTTGGTGATGGTATTGTCTCAGAACTGTTCCGTAAACACTTACAACAAACAAAACAAGCTATTGATGTCGAAGAAGTACGTGCCAACGTACGCAAAGAAGATAGAATTATTGACAGTCTTGAGCCTGTACTTAATCAACACCGGCTTGTTATAGACAGATCAGTCATTGAATGGGACTTTAGATCTAATCCAGATGAAGCTCCAGAACGTCGCCTCATGTATATGCTCTTCTATCAGATGTCACGCATGTGTAAAGAAAAAGGTGCCGTTAAACACGATGACAGAATAGACTGTTTAGCTCAAGGTATTAAATACTTTACAGACTGTATGTCTATCTCCGCTTACGAACAAGTAAGACAAAAAAAGATGGATGATTGGAATGAAATGCTTGAAGACTTTATAGACAATCCTCAATCTGCTACTAATCACTTAGTTTTTGGTATGAACTTAGAACAAAGAAGACAAGCAAAAGGTCTTCCTACTAAGAACGCAGTTCCTACCTGGGTTTAGAGCGGTCCGACACTTATACAGGGGGAAGAGAAGGGTGGACTCGACTTCCTGGACTGGGGAAAGACAACCTTTCCCCTTTACTTACTGAAATTAAGAGGCTGTATTTACTTTTTTTATTCCCACTTCACCCGGTAAATCAGACGCGCTGTTTACTCTGTATGAAACCTATTCCATTCCAATACAACAACAAAGGTATGTCTTTTGAATATATACCGTCAAGAGAAGGACCAAATCAATTCGTTTGTTACTACAAGCATAGCTCAGTTCTTAGACAAGACCCTAAAGATGCTTGGAGAGTCTTAGGTGCAGCTAAATTTACAGATACAGGTAAAGCACTCAAAGAATGGTGTCTTGATATGCACCAGAAATGGGTCATTGATAGACAGGAAAAACAAAATGAAGGTAGAGCTGATACTAGCTTTGCCTCAGAAGCAATAAAAGAAATAGAACCTAATGATAATACAAAAATGGTTGTTTGATAATGTGTGAATTACTCTCTTTTTTTCTTGTGGTAGGGGCGACACAGGTCCAGCCCAACACAATGCACGTTGAATTGCTGAATGATGGTCAAATTGAGCAATATTTGGTCCCAAAGAAGCAATATGACAAATGTATGCCTTCTGAATATTCTGACAGAAATCTTTGAAGCCTATTATCGACAAGCAAGGCCGCAAATACCCCCGTGGGGGTGCTCCAGGCCGCGTTAGTTGCGCAATCTAACGGGCGCGACTGGGCGCGAAGGATGAAACACGCGATCAATCTACCGCGCGGGCGCGACTCTGGCTGTCACCATCTGTCGGCAATTAGATGTAGAGATGAAACCCATTGGTATGACTGGAATGTGGCTACTATAAGCAAGGCTAATCGATGGCCGACCAAAGACTAATCAGTCAGTGCTAGCAGTCGGTCCGAGCCACCATGGTATCCCATTGATACACTGTTGCCGTTGTGGAACCGTTCCACTGGTGCTATGCTCTGAATCTGATGTCTGGTTTGGAGGTCTTGATCTCGACTCTCCCTGTTAAGGGTGAGGAGAGTCTCGATCTTCAACCACCAGACACAGCCTCACCGAACCTCGACAATTTCATAAGCACTCCGCTTCCAGACTGACTGGTAGGTAGCGACGACCGGCATGGGTTCTTGACCGGGAGGAGTGGTAGATCATTCCACTTGTGTAACAAGTGATGGGGGAGCCACACCCGTAATTGCTCATGGCGACAGGGATGTACCTATGCGTCCCGCACTACATATGCACATAGGTAGGCACACACGTCAGGCGTCCAGCTGGGTTCAAGTCCCGGCAGTGTCATTGCGTCATCAAGGACGCATCTTTGTTGTTTCATTTATTCACATGTTCATTCAAGTTCCTTTCCGTACATCTGAGTGCGTTGAGATCATGTACGTCGATATCATCGGCGGACGTGTTCAGGTTGCATACGCTAAGGGCGATGTCTACGAGTACACCCATGTATCTCGTCGGGCTATCACTAACCTGCTTTGCAATCCCAACATCAGCCTGGGTTTCTGGGTTAATCACAACCTGCTCTCATGCGATAGCAAGACCGCAGTGTGGGGTGAGTGCACGTCACTCCCTGTTCT